TATTTTCAGATAATTTAACAGTTTCTCTATCAACTGCATCAGTATTAATATTTGGAATAGAAGCTACTAATGCTTTTTCAGAAGTTGTATAATCATTTAAAGTAGCTCCTGCCAATGTGCCATTTCCTAATGGAATAGTAGCATCAGTACCTGTATCACTATTAATTGTAAAGTTAGTAGCAGTTTGAGATGGAGATAAATTTGTAGTACTTACAATAGATGTAGTTGGAATAGTATTTCCATTATCTAATAACAAATTTGTTCCTGTTGCACCTATTTTAATAAATGCGTTGGCAGTAATATTTTTACTTGTAGTTGCCCCTATATCAGTAACTGATTGTAAATCTTGTGAACCACTACCACCTCCTCCACCACCAGTTATTTTATTAATATTAACAATATTAGTAATAGGCTCAACTTCAAAACTTACTGAGTTTACACTTTGAAATACATTTATGTCTATTATATCTGCCATTACCTTGTTACATCATTAGTTATAATAAAATCTCCTTTGATTAATGTTTCAATCTCTCCACCAATATTAAATTCCATATCATAGACATAGTTACCAGCTTGGATATTAATAACTTGTGTGTTAATCTTAAAAGAACCTGTTGCAGCATTTGTAATGGTTATACCTGCATTTCCAACAGATGTTAATTCTAAATAAGAAACACCATCTTTTTCTTTTCTTAACTGCATACGAATAATAGCTCCAGTTAAATCTTGTGGTAATCCATTAAGTTTATATACCATAGGTATTTGCTTAAACGTATCGCCTTTATAATGCTCTATATTTGGAAAATCTGCCATTATTAAATTTATTTTTTATTGTTCAAATAATCTCCAACCACATTTAGTGATTTTAGTTCTTTTTTTATATAGATGGCTAAAAGTTCCAACACTTAGTTTTGTTTTATTTGCCATTTCGGTTATTGATAATTCTAATACTTCATTAGTTAAATTATTAAACCATTTTATTCTATTCTTATTGTTTTTTGTAATACTAATTTTAAGTTTTGATTCTTCGCTATGAAAATAAGAAGGTTTTATATATCCGTTTTCTTTTTTAATTAACCAACTTTTTTTAGCCCATTCGCTTCTATCTTCAGAACTGCTATTTTTCCAATGATGAGAATTTTTATTATTTTTCCAATATTCTTTTACAGTATTTGATATTTTTAATTTAGTTTGTTCTGATTGTACTCCTCCATTGCCTCCTTCTGTTAAATTATAACCATTTGGAGATATTGTGTTATATTTTTTTATATAATATATTTCTTTTAAACAACAATCCTGCTTAGATTCGCAATTTTCTAATACATCCCATTTAAAACTATCAATTCCATATTTTCTTAAAGATTTTTTAAATAAATAAAAATAAGACTTGTCGTTTTTACTTTTTGATCTATATATATGCTCTTTTATTCTTTCATCAATAGATTTAGTAGTATATCCAATATAACATTTACCGTTAATTTTATTAGTAGCTCTATAAACAATCATAATTTATAAATTTTATAACACAAATATACTAAAACTTATATGATATTATTTACCCTGACCTACATTTTTCTTAGTATAATTCTTTGAACTCTTTAAAGATGACATCTTTGTTTTACTATGAATGCCTTTTCTTCTTACTTTTATTTCTTCTTTTTTAGACTCCTCTTTTGCCTTTGCCATTTTTTTTGTAAAGTTACGAAATTTTGACGTATTAATTGTTTGGTGCTAAAGTTAATTTTATTTTACCAAAGTTCTCTTGCTGTGTTAATTCGGGTATTTTAACTGCTTCAAATAAACTATATCTTTTGTTTCCAATATATAAATATGGACTCTCTAATATTTCAGCAGTCATAATTAAATCTTCTATGCTCATAAACTCTGATTCATACATCTCTAAATTATGTGTTTTTATAGCTTGAGTAACTGTATTTTTAGTTGATGATTCATAATATGTAGTCAATTCAGATTGTCTTGATTTTTGTCTAAACCAAACTTTTAATCCTATTGATAAATCATCATAAGTTGAGTTATTACTATAAGTAAATTTAGTAGTTCTATCTTCATCTAATGAAGTATAATAAAATGGATTACTATATAAATAACTACTTCCACTATAAGTAAATCTTAAATAAATTAAATTATTAGCGTAATCATATGGAAATGAATTATTTAAATCTATACTTATATATTTGACACTTGACACAGTATCAATCGTAATATAAGCTGTTAAGTCATTTAATAAACTTCCATCACTAACTTTAAAAGATTCTACCTTAGTAATAGTATATGAATAATTAAATAATTGTGTATAAGTCTGTGCTGGAATAAGTTGTATCCCTCCAAACTCATAAAAACTATTTCTTTGGCTATCTTTAAAGTAAAGAGCTTGTGTTTTTGTCGTGTATAAATTTATTGCACTCATATTTAATCTTTTATTAATCTTACTGAACAGCCTATTTTATTATTTGCTAAAGTAGATTGTGATAAATCATCATTATTATATGATAACGATTTTAATGTTGATGTTGAACTTGTTGTTGAAGTAGTTGTCCAAAAATAAGCATTGTAAGATTCTCCTGAAAAAGAAGTTGTGGTTCTTTGTCCTCCAGCAAATCCATTAAACTTAGAACTATTTGTAGCTCCTGTGTTTGGTAAACTCCACATACCATATCCTGAAAATAAAGCAGGGTCAGGATTAATTACTTCTGATTTTAATTTACCTCCTGATACTGTATCACCTCCTAAAGATGTAGATAATATATCAAATTCAGTTGCAGAAGGAATATGCCATCCAATAGGAGCTAAACCTCTTGAATCATTTACAGCATACCAATTATAAAGTTTTCCATAGTAAATTTCAGCTCCAGTATCATTTAAATAATAGCACCAAGCTCCAGTAGTTAAATTGTTCCAAGCTGTTTGGTCTGTGACTTGTGGTATTATATCTCCATTCCTATAAGTAGATACGTTTAAATTTGAATCTGACCAAACTTGAGAACCTATTAAAATTTGATTATAATCTGCTATAAAATTTATTTCATTTCCATAAGATGTTCCTATTACATTTGTAGCGTATGATTTAACATAATACTTTCTTGAGGGGTATAATCCAGTTATATAACTTTTATAATCTACACTTCCAATACCATCATTTGTTTTAGTAGTAAGAGCAATTGTAGGATTAGTAGCTAAACTCCAAACTATACCTTTACTTGTAATACCTGAACCTCCATTTGTTTTAATATATCCTCCTGAAGTTGCAGTTGTTCCTGTTATATTTAATGCTGATTTTGTAGTTAAAACTGGAGCGATTTGAACTAATGTTGTTGGACTGTATTTTTCTTCTCCTTTTACATTTAACTCTTTAGATAAATTATCATATTTCATTACAGTTGGATATAACTTTAAAATATTTCCATTATTATCTTTAGTTTTAATATAACCTCTATTTGTTCTAATAGCACTTTGTAACGCTATGAAGTCGCTAAATTCTACATTTGAAAATACAACATCATTATATAAAAATGGAGTTAAAATAGGATTTACAGCATAAGTATCTATAACTTCTTTTTCAGTTAAAGTTAATCCACTATAAGTAGATGAGAAATCAGTATTATTTTTATACCAAGTAGAAGAAAGTCCTTGAGTTTTATGATACAAATTACAAGTAGCTATATATTTTTTCCAATACTTATCGATATTTCTTCTTATTGAATATCTTAAATTTGAATATTTATCACTTGCTATTAAATTAGATGTATTTGTAAATCCACTATTTGTGTAATTTGTATATGGAATTTCAGATTTAATTAATGTATAATTGAAATATGTATCTTCGGGTATTCCTCCTGTTGAAGAAGTTGGAGTTACACTACCCGAAACTTTTTGAAGTCTTAGAGTAGAACTTGAAACATCATATACTCTGTAAGTATTTGCGTTATGAGTTGATGTTATTACAAATACAGTTCCATCATTTATTCCAGTAATTAGGAAATTAATAGAACCATCATTTACTAAAGATAATAATGATAATGTAGAATCATAAGTATGCAATAATAAATATTTTTGAGAAATAGTAACATCAGTAGGTGTTGTATAAGTATCTATTGCAAATAATTTATCATCATCTTGAGATGCAGTTCCTTCATTTACTTTTTCAGTTAAAGCCTTTCTTCTATTTGTTTCAATTAAAAATGAATCTCTTATCCATTCAATAGAAATATCTTTTTTGTTCTCAACCATTTTATTACCTAAAACCCATTTAGATTCTCCGTGAATAACATCAGCAGAGTTAGGCTCTTCATTCTCCTTTAGTGACTGAAAGTTTTTATATCCGTAATTAAATTCATTTATAGAAAATCTTGGATTAAAAGACTTGTTAAAAGATGAAAATTGAGTGTTTGTAAATTCCCCACTTGGAATATCTACATAAAAATCATCTTCAATTCCAAAGAATATATCTCCATTAGCATTTATTTCCCAATCTACATTTAATTCAACAAGTGATTTTTCTAAATCTTCCAATGAAACATAAAAAGGTTTGTTAGATATTGCCCTTAATGAATTACCATTAAACAATCTATTATCGTAAAACTCACCACCTAAATTAAATCTTGGAGCTGATATATTTAATCCTGAAATAGATTTAACTACTTGACTCATTACATCAACTAATCTAAGTGATGGAGCTATGGAATTAAAAGTAGATGTTTCAGCTTCAATTTTTATAGTTTGTATTCCAGTAGTTAATTCTACATATCCATAATAACTATTACTTGCACTATATATATATGAGAAATCATATTTATGAAATATTCTTATAGTTTGACCGTTTAATAATGAAGGTATATTATATGTAAAATCTTCATTATAAGTAAAATCTTCATTTGCTAATGTAAAATTCTTTGTTTTGAAGTTATAATTAGTCCATCCAACTGAATCACTACCATATTGAATGCTAAAAGTATATGCAACATTTAGATTATAACCAAGAGTTATTATTTTTGCTTTATAATAAGAAGCTGGAATAGTTATTACTATATTTTTTAAATCAGTAGCTGCTGTCAGAATATTAACACCATTTATATTATAAGTACTACCATTGTTAGGAACAAGTGCATTTTCTAATCCGTGTAAAACTAAATTATTAGAATGGTTTATATATTTTATAATATGTGTCGCTGGATTTCCAGCGTATTGTGTCCAATATACCCAAGCTCCTCCTGTTTGAGGTATAGTTTGTTCCCATTTACTAACTTCATAAATAGGTTTACTTAATAATAATGTATTTTCAGGAATTAATGGAGCAAGAAAGTTTCCATCTATATCTTTATCGCTTAATAAATCAACTTTAACAGACTTTCTTCGCTTTACTATCTGTTTACTTGACTGCTGAATAACTTTGCATTTAAAGTACTCTAAATCGTCTGTAATAGCTGTTGCAAAATCTAATTCTCCAATTATAGTTGTTACAGTGCCACAAGTTATGATTAATTCTACAATAGACTCAAAACCATAAGTATTGTTGTATGTTAATAATTTATCTAAATAATGGTTGCGATATTTAACAAACTCAAATTGTGTTTCACCTCCATTGAAAGACACATCACGACCATATCCTTTTTCTTTTTGGCTTAATTGAAAATCAACCGTAGCAAAGTTGATAGGTTCATCAATGCTTACGGTTAAATATTCGTTATTTCTAAATCTTAATTGAAAAGTCTCTCCTGCCATAATTATACGCTTATACCAATTGCTTGAGAACGATTACTATTACTTCTTGTGATGCTATTACCATTTTTAACATAAGATTGAAATCCATTCTTGTCAAAGATAGTGTTTTGTGTTTTAATATTACCAAAATGTTTGCCTAAAATTTCATCCATTTCATCAGGAGTCATTCCCTGATATTGTGGAGAGGACATTGATATATTATTACTTTGTAACATTTCAAACAATTGTTGTTCGTGATTTAATACCTTTGTCCCTTTAGGAGCGTTCATAAGTACGTTTCTTCCTTGAGGTCTAATTACTTTACCACTTGGCAATACAATTTTTTCTTGGAAGTTATTTCCTGCTCCATCATTCACAAGCATCATACCACCTCTGTGGTTATCTGTACCTTTTGCATAAGCTGGAAATTGTTGAGAAGCTACCATTGCTAACTCCATTGCTCCCATAGCAGCAACAAGCATAGCTAATGGACTTCCGAAAAATCCTGTTTTACCTATTGTAGCCATAACTCCTTGAGCAGTATCTATAACTATATTAACCATAGATATTTTTTTGTCAGATTCAAATTTCTGTTTATCTATTTGTTTTTTCTTTGCGGCATATTCCTTTTCAATCTTTTCTTTAGCGACAGCACTATCTCCAGCAAATTTTAATGATGTTTCTTTTTGAGCTTCAAGTCTTGCATAATCACTTGCATAATGTGCCTGACTCATTTCAGCCATTTTATTAAACATTCCTTGAGATGCTTCTGCAATCGCATTAAAAGCAACTTTAAACTTATCAAAACCAGGAGCTGCCGCATCATACATCTTCATAAATGCACTTTGCGATTCTCCATTCATTTTTAAAAATATCTTAGCACTTTGTAAACCAAGTTGCCCTAAAGAGTCATCTAAACTTTTATCTGAAAACTGCTTCAGCCAAGATTTGGTTTCTTCATTTATATTTTCAAAAACTGTCTTAGTATTATTTAATATAGCAAGTCCTTTTTCATACTCGGCATTTATCAACTCCTGAGTTTGCAGATTTACTATATTACCTTTGGCATCTGTATTTTTAGCAGTTTCAAGTACTTTAGTTAATGCTAACTTTTTCTTTTCTATGTCTAACCATTTTTGGAAGGCAGCTTCTCTTTCTTTTACTGTGTATTTCTCATTTTTTACAGCATCATCAGCGATTAATTTTTCAGTTGTAGAAGATACTTCTAACTTAGATTGCTCTACATCTTTTGTTAATTGCAGTTTTTTATTAGCAATATCAATAGTAAAATTCAAATCATCAACTTGCAATTGAGCAGTTTTTTGTTTTGTTTTTTCGTTTATTGTTTTTATTTCATTATCATAAGTATTCTGAATGTCTATTTTATTTTTAGCACTTTCAGCAGCAGAAGTATCTCCATTCTTAACAGACAATGCGTTTTTAGCTATAGCATCATCATATTTTTGTTTAGATGCTTTTCCTTCATAATCCAGATCCAGATCTATTATTTTTTGTAACTGTATAGATAATTGCTCTCTATTTTTGAGCCTATCTTCAAATGACATTTTCTCTTTATCAACTGAATTTAATATCTGTACTTCAGTATCTATTACTGCTTTTTTATAATCATATTCAGACTTTACTTCGTCAAATGTTACATTAGCTCTTTCTCTTTTAATTGCTTTTGGAGGATTAACCCCAGTATCAGCGTTAGGAGCAATTTTTACATTTGCATCTCTTTTTTTTACTGCTTCTGTTTCAAAATCAAGTGCTTTTGTATATTGTTGACTTAATATTATTTCTTTCTTCTTACGTTCTTCTTCTCTTTTATTTATTTCTCTTTCCGCACTTGCTTTCATTCTTGCAACATTAGCTGCTGAACCAGTTTTTAAACTTTTTTCTTGTTGTTCATTTAAATTTTTTAAGTTTGCAGCATCTTTCGCTCTATCTTCTTTTAAGTTATCTAATGCATTTTTTGAGTTGTTTTTTATATTACCCCAATAAGATATGTTACCAGCTATACTTATATCTCTATTATCCTTTTCTTCTTTTAAAGCAGCTTCTTGTTGTTTCTTACTATATCCTTTTTGTTTTGATTCAAGTACATTGTCATTAGATATCCTTGCTTCTTTGTCTTTTTGGTCTTTATCCCTTCTTGATTTTAACTTATCCATTTCTCCTCCAGCCTTATCCTTTAGGTCTAATAACTCTTTTGCTTTTATAATAGCATCATCTTCTTTATTTACAAAACTTATAAGAGCCATTACAGCTACACCTATAACTACCGCTAAAGCTCCCCAAGGAGTTGCACTTACCGCTGCCGTTGTTGCTTCAGTAGATGTTACTACTGCTACATTTGCCGCTACAATAGCTTCTGATGCTACTACTTGTCCTCTTTTAACTAATATTGCTTCTGCATTTACTAATGCGTTCTGTTGATTTGCTAATGTATCAGCTTCTAAAACAGCTATTTCAGTTGTTAATGTTGCTATTTTTAAATTTTCAACAGCTATAGCTTCTTGTGAAATTAATATTTTTTCAGCCAAAGCCGCATTATTATTTTTTTGCAAAAATGTTTGAGTTCCTATTCCTAAATTTGCAGCTGTTGTTAATACAATTTGCCTTGCCACTAATAAATTATTATATGTAACTAAAGCAGCTGACTTTATAAGCTCTATATTAACAATCGTTTTCCAAGCCGCCCAAGATATTAATCCTGCTTGTATGGCACTAAATGGTATTGAAAATACTGCACGAGTTAATCCCAATATACTTACAGCTAAACTATTAAAGAAATTAGTAACTCTTTCTGATGCTAATATTAACTGAAACTCTTTACTTACATTTTCTAAAGTCGCAGCAAAAGTTTTTTGTTTTAATGATGAATCTGCAATTTCTTTTGCATTTAATAATACCGCATTAGTTGCACCAGTTACTTTTTCTCTAACTAATTCATACTGAGTAGCTGTTTCAATTACAACAGCAGAAAGTCTTTGACCTTGAAAATTTGCTTTAGCAACCTCAATAGATAATTGTTCGTGGTTTTTAGTTATTCTACCTAATCCTTCTGCATACCTAACAAACGCTTCTGTTGAATTTGTTTCTAATAAATATCTAAATTCATTTACATTTATTCCAGCTTGTTTTGCATATTTAGGAACATCTGTAAGTAATTTTTTAATAACTTGTCCAACTGCTGTACTTGCTACTGTTGAGGTAATTCCTAATTGTTCGTAAGCAGCACCTAATCCTAATATTTCTTCTTTGCTTTGACCAGTAATAGACCTAACAGCTCCTAATCTCTCTGCAAAGTCAATAAGATATTCTCCTGTTGCAACACCACTTGTAGTAAGATAAGTAAGTGACTTACCCATATCAGTAACTCGTTCTGCTGTAATTTTTCCATCAGTATTAAAGATAGAGATGAGTTTTACAATAGATGCAGTAGCTTCTTCTTTACTTCCAAGTCCTTCTCCTAATACTAAGAATAAATCATCTAATGATTTAACAATTCCACCTATTTCTTCTTGAGCAACACCTTTTTTAGCTATAATAGACCCAAGACCAATTAAATCTTCTAAAGATGTTCTTGTTTTAATTTTTGATAAAGTTTCTACTAATTCAGAAGCATTTTTAGTTGAGTTACCTAAATATATTGCTAATTGAGCAACATCGTCAGATAATTTTTTCTCAAATCTAATAGTACCCATAATAGCTCTGTGAGCTAACATCATTGCTGAATAAACTCCAAACAATTGCATAAGACTTGATAGTCCTTGTCGCATACGAGAAAACATACCGATTTGGGAAGTAGCATTACCCTGCATTCTTGCAGCAGTTTCTTCGTTTAATCTTCTTAATGTATTTGCAGTATCTCTTGCAAAAGATTTCTCAACATCAGCTCTTAATTTTGCAGCTAATGCAGCTTTTTTATTTTTTAAATCTTCTGCTAAAGTTTCTTCTTTTATTCTTTTTTCAGCAGCAGTTAAAATAGCTTTTTGTACTCTTTCTTCTTCTTTTAATCTTTTCTCATTAGCTACCTGAATTGCTTTATTTCCTTTTTCTTCTTCTTGTATTTTTTTATTTATAGCAGCAGTTTCCTTAGCTGATTTTCTTTCAATAGCAGCTTCTTGCTTTAATACTAATGCGGCAGTTGAATTTGCCATTCTCGTATTAGATTCTAATATCTTTTGCTGAGTTAACAACTGAGAATTTAAAGCAGAAGAGACCTTTGAATAATTAGCCGCTAACTCTTTAATTTGTGTATTAAGAGCTTTGTTTAATTCAATGTTTTTATCTAATCCAGCGGTAGACTTAATTCCTTTTAAAGCGTTATCTAAACCAAGAGCTACTTCGGCAGATGCTTTTATTTTAGTATCTAACTCCCCTAACTTAGTTATCATATCGGTTATTTGCGTAAACGCAACTTTGCCAATAATTAAATCTATTTCGTTTGCCATAGTATATTAAATTTAAAAAGGGATTACCGCTTTCACAGTAATCCCCGAACTACAAAGTTACGAATTTATTTATTATTATTTGCTTGTTGAGCATTTTTTTCCTCTAATAATTTACAAAGCTCAATCCATTCACTAACCGATGTTTGTTTTGCATCTATTTTGTATGCTAACCCTAATCCTAAGCTAACTAAAACCATTTGTTTGTTAAGACTAAATGTTTGTTTTTTATCATCACTTTTTAATTCTGACTCAAGCATTTCGATCTGGGTTTTAATATTTCCAGATAAATGTAAAGCATTGGTTATCTCATCCATATCTCCTTCTTCAGTATTTATCAAAGGCATATTGAATCCAAATTTATTTAAAAGATTTATATATTCTGCCCTTAAATCCATTTGAGAATCAGTAAATCCATAAGACATTCTTTGAACTATCATAGCGATAGTATTATATCTTGTGCTTAAATTATCAATTTTACCCCACTTATATAATTTTTTTACAAATGTTCTGTCATCAACTGCTTTGAAATATTCTTCTTGTAATTTAGTTTCTAACGCAATTAATTCATCAGTTGATACTTTTGTCTGCCTACCGTTAAAATCAATTATAAACCAATTGTTATCTCTCGTAGTTGTGTACCTATCCCAGTTGTATAATGGTAATACTTCTATGCTATCATAGTATTCAATCATATAAATTGTTTTAAAAATTTCATTAATTCAGGATATATTATTTCGTAATTTAATTTACGAGTATCTTCTGTATTTAAACCATACATATACTGTGTTTTGGTAAGTAATATTTCTTTATTACCAGATCCAGTTCCTGTGCTATATACTTCTAATTTATTTTCTCCAACTATTCTAACTTGGAAATTAGCAAGGAAATCTCCACTCCATCCAAAGTTATATCTTGCATTTACTACTTTAGGTAATACAGTAGGTCTTTTTAATGATTCAGCAACTGCTCTTGGAGTATACCTACCACTAAATTCTTCAAAAGGATATTCTAATAATTTGTCATCAGTTCCATATCCTGATTGCATTTTAGTTACATTTAGATTTATTATTAAATCTTCTTTTTGTAAAGCAATATCATCAACATATCCTTTCACAGAAGTTTGCATTGCTTTAGCTCTATTCATATAATCTCTAACTGTCATAATACAAATATAATTAAAATTGTTTAAATAAGAAGACCCGATATAAATTTATATCGGGTCTAATAAAATAATCTAATCTAAATATTACAATGCAATACCTACACCTATGCCTTTATAAAGTAATTTGGTAGTAGAGTTTTGAATAATATTAGATGCAATTGAACTCGTTGTAGGAGTAGTTGCTGTAATTACAGAATATGTAAAACCAGTTGTCAATACAGCGTGTGTAAGAGTATAAGTTTTAGTTACAGAATTTTCAGCAACAGCAGAAGGAATAACATAAGTTACAGCTCCTGTTGAAATATTTACTTTTTTAATCGCCCAGTTTACTAATGGAATACTCGCTACATATTGAGAACGGTCAGCTAATGTATTAGTAAATGACCAAGATGTAGTTGCAGTAGTAGGAGTTGTTCCTGTTGTAGCAAGATATAAATCATTTACACCATCTAAGTCAGATTTAGCATCAAAATCAAGAGTATCTCCTGAAATCCATACTTGTCTCTCCATCTCTCCATTGTCAGCTAATTGAATGTTCATTTTAACCTCTGCTGGATTATTTCCCTCTTTACCTTTGTATTGTCCTACAAACAACATTTTAGTTTGGAATCCTTTGAAAACTGTTGCTCCTTTATTTGTTGTGAAAATCTTGTTTCCTTCAACATCGTAAAACGCACAGTTGTAAGAATCTTTAGAATTAAATTTTCTTAATGCTTTCCAAAAGTTTACACCGTTGTTATCAAACATTATTTCATATTCGTAAGGAAGTTCTCCTGTTACAGTTTTGTACCCTGAACCATCTGCTGTGTTTACTTGTGGCTCAACAGCAGTAATTTTGAAAGATTTAATTCCTTGAAGAATAATCAAGTCATTATTTACTTGAGCAGCTTGAACAGTTGACAAACTTTGGTCTGTTGCTGTTGGATAAACATAACTTCTTGCAGAAAGCTCAATTGTTTCTACTCTATCCCAATCAAAAGCTGTTGCTTCTAATCCTGTTCCTAATAAGTCTGCTTTAGAACTTGGAACTACAATAATTTGATTTGCTAATGGCATTTTTTTCTATGTATTTGTTATTAATTAAACGATTTATTAATTTTTTTGTATGGAGCGTAATTACTTCTCCCTTGTTGTAATATTTGTCAAATGTAAATGGTTTAATTACTGTAAACTCCATCTACTTTAATTTAAAATCATTAACTTTAAATGCAATCTTGAAACAATGGTTCGGATGAATATCATCTACAAGTTTAAAATCATATCCACTAAATACTGAGGTAATATCAGTTGTTATAACTTTTGTTGGTTCTACATATCCTATTAGAGATAATATATTAAGAACATCCATTCTAACTTCCTCATCAGCTCTATGCTGTATCGATGGCTTACAATCTTTTACATTTACTATGAAATATACTTCTATTTCTGCATCATAGGTAGTAAAGCTATTTTGAGTTATATCTTTTTTACAAGTAAAGAAAAATTTATTTCTATCACTATGTATCAAAGATACGTATTCATTTCTACCTTTATAATGTTCAAGAGTAGTTTTCTTATCTCTTTTTATCTCATAACATCTTGGATAACCATCTAACTTTACATTCCATAATGTAGTCAATTTATCGTACAATTTCTTTTGTACTTTATCTACTACCAGATCTAATCCAATTGGATTGTCTTTTGTGAAGTTTGCCATTATCTTAAAGTATAAGCAAAGATTTGATTAGATTTAACTAAACCTTTCTTTAATTTACCTATTTCTGTTCTTATCGAAGCAATCTCTCCTAATAACTGATTTTCTAAACCTATTACTTTAACAATGCTTTCGCTACCTGTACCTTTTAATTCAATCATTAATTTCTCATATAACTGAGCTGATTGCGATTGGTTTGAGTTACTTCTTAATGATGATAAATATAATTGAATACAACTAATGATACCATCAACTTGAATTGCTCTTGCAAAAAGTGATTTGTTGTTTATAATGAAATCAGTATAATCTTCATATACAGTTATGTCTAAGTTTAATCCTATATCTTCTGACATACCTTCAACTTTAGTTAAGTCAAATAATGTAGTAGTTAAGTGATTAGTTACTTTTACTTTGTAAACATCTAAATAAGTTGGAGAAGATAAAATATTACCTGCGTTCCAATCTCTTTTATACGGTATTACTGTAAGTGAATTTGAAATATAACCAATATAGTATTCTCCTTTATAAGTTGTATCTGTATTATCTACAACCCAATCCAAAGTTACTTCTTGGTGGTCTGTTGTTATTGTTATTACCTTAGATTGTATCGCTGCTTTCTTTGCAGTATTCCAAAGTAGTAAGGTAAATGTACCAGTACCTTGAAAATCGAGTAACACACGACTTATTTTAAAAGCCACATTTTTTTGACTTGTTACTCTAATATGATAACCGACAAATCCTGTTGGTAATGTTTCAACTGATGCTTTATTAGAAGCGTTTTTGAACAATAATGTTCTGTCAATGAAATCGTAATCGCTAAATACTTGATTACAAACACTTGATACTGCTGATTTTTTAATGTCAGTTAGTAATGAATTGAAATCTGTTGTAGATATATCAACGTAATCTTGATTGTCCTTTATGTATTCTATTTTAGCATACGGATTATCCGTTATATAATACCCTGAAGAACTTGCTTGATTTATTGAATCTACAATAGCATAATCAGGATTGTAAGGCTGTTTAAACCCTACAATTCCCGATAACGCTGTTTGTATTTTAGTGATGTTTATCATCTATTATTATGATATATAGAAAGCTAATACTGCTGAACCACTTGTTTGAGGTGCAAAAGCAAAAACTATATCTTGAGAAAGTTCGTACTGAGTTACAACATCTTGTGAATATCCGTTCAAATCAACTGAACTCATACCTGTTGCTCCAGCGGCAGTCATATACGTATGTACTGCATAGGCTTCTCCATCAATAGGATTTATAATATTAGAATAGTTTGCAACTGGGGTATCAACGCCAATTCTATTTTGTTTTGGAATCCAAGGCAATACTGCTGCTGTTCCATTAGGAACTACAATCCAAAATCCTTTAGTGGTTGTTGTTAATAAAGTAGTTGCTTTAGCTCCTAAAGAAATACAATGAACAAATGTTACTCCATTGAATTGGAATGACAAATTAGTTGAATTAGAAATTCCTTGTGCAGCTTGATACTCAAAAAGAGCATAAGAAGTTGAATCACAAAAAACAGTATATCCATTAGGATATTTATTCGCAGCCATAGCTACTTTAGTAATTTGCATTGCTCTATTAATATTAGCGCTTGTAATTGTAAAAGCACTATATGTAGCATTAAATGTAGCTTCTGCTGTTGATGTAGTTCCAGTTGTTGTTCTTGTATCAAATATTGCATTTACAGCAAGTACTTCGTATGCTTCCATTAAGTTAGCAATTGCATTTGAAATTTCTTGAAACAATTGTTCATCAAGACTATACAAGTTAGTATCTGCTTGTTTCAAAGACATAGCAAACTTATCAGAATAAGTAAGCCAACTTGGAGTTAAAGTAGCTGAACCTTGTGGATTTCCAGCGTGATTGTGTGTTCTTGCATTTTGTAAACTTGACCTTGATGCTCTTGTAACATAATTAGCTACTACTGCTCTATCTTCTCTTGTTTTTAAATCAAGATAATTAGGGAACATAACTGGTGACATAGCTTTTAAAGCTAAATAAGTTGCTGGATACGTATAACGTAACTCAGATGATTGAAACGCACCAAGCAATTTTGCCTGTGCGGATACGAGATTTGATGCGGATTTACCTGCCATTTTAATTAATTTTTAGTTGATAATACTCTTTTTATTTTTTATAATATTTTGAGCATACCGCCCGAATCCCTCCAACTACCGCCAAAGTGATACAAAGTTACGAAAAATCCCTCACAAGTTTTTAATTCGTAAGGGATTTTTTTTATTTATGAAGATTTATCTTCATACTTACGCACTATTAAAGCTAATGAATAATAAGGCGATTTTTCTGTTACTTCTTCTTAGCTTTCATTTTAGCTTTACGAGCTACACTAAGAGCAATTGCAACTGCTTGTTTCTGACTTTTACCGTGTTTCATTTCAGTTTTAATATTAGAACTCACGGATTTACGACTATAACCCTTTTTTAGTGGCACTTTTTCTCAATTTATTAAAATAGACTTTATTTTGGTACTCTAAAAGTTCTTTTGTTAATTCTTCAGTAGCTTCTTTTTTTAATATTTCTATTTTAGATTTACCAATAAATAAAGAGAAGAACCATTCTATTAATTTTCTCATATCTTTAATGTTCCGTTAGAAATACGTTTAGCCATCTCCTCGTTTTGTTTCATTGCATTCCATCCTTGTCTTTCAGACTCTTTCATAAATGCTTCAAAACTTCCAGCTTTTGCTTCTCCTAAATCATCATTAGCTCCTTTTCCACCTTCTACTTTTGCTAAATATGGTGTTGAGAAATTAGATACCCAATCTTTAACTGATATTGGAGAATAGTTATCATCCTTCAATACATTTCCATTTGCATCTTTAATGACTATTTTACCTTCTTCTTTTTCAAATGAGAATCCTTTTTCTTTAGCTTCAGTAAATATAGTAGATTTAGATACCAATACATTGTCAGGAATATATTTTGTAAATTCGCCTTTAATTTCATTTAACGTATTTGTTTTCTCTATTTGAGTTTTGAATGAGTTAAATTCCGCATCTTTTTCATTTAACTTAGAAACTAACCCATCAAACTCTGACTTTAATGTTTTAAACTTTTCATCAGGCTCGATTTTATTTTCTAATTCAGTTTTTGATTTGATAGCACTTACTAAATTCTCAATTGTTTTTCCTTGAAAATCTAATCCAAGATTATTTCTTTGTTCTTTTACAGCAGTTTCAATTGCTACTATTGCACTTTCTTTTCTGATATTAGCAATTCTTTCTTCATAAGCAGTCTTATCTAAAAAAACTTTTTCTGACAAATCTACTTTAAACGCTTCTTCGCTATTTATCATTTCAATTAATCTTCCACTTTCTACTCCTAAAGTAGTTTCAATTTCTGCAATGTTTTCTAATGCCATTTTTTATTTATTAAGTTTAGCAATTTCTTCGTTGAGTTTCTTTACTCCCCAAATAGGCTTTGCTTTTTCTCCTGATAATTCTTCGTACTTAGCAATCAAATCTTCTTTGCTTTCTTCTTCTATTTCGTTTAATGATGCTACCCAATCTCCTCCTGAATTGTGTATTTTAGTAAGTCTTTCATCTTTTTCATACCATAAACCAGTTGATAAATAATTATCATTCATCATTTCAGCATATTCAGTATCTGCTAAATAAGGATTATTTTCTTCTTTAATTTTGTAGTCTTTTGTAAAAGACTCTCCTTGTCTACCTAATTTGTACTTTCTGTACACAGCAATTAATTCCATATAATTTTTAAATTTTAGTTATTGGTGCAACTGGTAGTGCTACAACCTTTTTATTTAATTCAAACCAGCTATTAAATTTAGCAGTCAATACTTCTTCTGACTTGCTATAATCTGTAACTGTCTGCCACCATTTTTGATATAATACTTTTCTTTGTGCTTCTTCGTTTCCAAAGATACTTAAAACTGTTTGTAAAGGTAAGTGTAAATATGGTTCGATTCGCATTTTTATTAGATTAATTTGCAAATCAATTGGATTATTTCTATATTTTGCCGATAAATACTCACTAAACAGCTTATCCAGTACCACACTATTTTCTTCAGCCTTAACAGACATCTCATATCTTTCCAATAATGTGTCATAACCTTCAACGATATATCTACGACCTAAATTGATTGTTATCCTGCTTTCGCTTCTGCTTTTTCCTAAATCATAAAAGTTCAATATCCATTCACAGAATTTCCACTCAACATATTCTATAAAGTCGGCATACTTATTAAGTTGATTCTCTAATGGTTGTTTGTTATATATTATTTCAGTAGCAGTTTTTTCTACATTGCTTACATTCTGAATACCATAACTTGTTCCCCAATGCGTTTTATACATTTTCTCCTCAAGTAAATTCAATTCTTCTGAATATTGTTTCCACACATCTAAATCAGGTGATATAAATCCTGCAATGTTTGGTGCAATAACTGGAGTATCTCTATCGTCAGGAATAGGCAATTCAACAACTCCTGTTACATCGCTCTTACCCATCATTTTACCGTGACCATCACAAGTACTACAAGTTTCCTCCTCTACTTTTCCTGTTCCACCACAATCACCACAATACTGAACGTACTTCCAAAAGATTGGATTGGCTTTGTAAATTTTATATAATGTTAAGAATGATTGGTCTCTCGCATATTCTTTGGAGATGTCTATAATGTTATCAATAGCTGATAATCTCTCCTCCTCAGCTGGTATCTGTATGTTAGAACATATAAGTGCAGGTACTTGACCAAATGGATGCTCAAATGTTAATTCAGCAACAAGATTAAATTCATTTCCAACTTGCTCAAATGTTCTATCTGTCAAATCATCTACTACTCTCCAAAACTGTCTGTTTTCTAATCTCTTTGGTTCAAATATTACATACTCGACCATTTGTCCTTTTGACTCGTAATAACGAATACTATCAATAGATTTGTAAGTTGGGTAAATATCTACTTCGGGTTCAGTAGTATATTCTAAGAACATCAATCCATTTGGGTCTGTGTTCATTAATTTAATTGCGTAGTCTTGTACCCATTCAGTTAAAGACTTCCCATCTCTAACACTTGCAATTTTATTTAAGAACTCTGCTTTAATCGTAGGGTTTAAAATATCGTAGTCTTTAATTCCTCCAGTTGCGTAATATATATTATCGATAGGCTGAAATATTCTTCCGAATAAGTCTTTGATGCTTCTTGAGTATTTTCTCCTTGCTTCTGCTTTTACATTACTTTCAATTCCTTCTATATTCTCTATAAGTTCTTCTATGAAATCATCTCCATTTACTAACGCTTTTAGTTCATCAGAACATTCACGCATTTCGACAAATTCTTCATTGATTTTAAGATTACTCTTAATAGCCGATATGGCTTCTTCGTTGTTTTTAAATATCATAGTTATTTATTTACCAAATTATTCGTAATCTCGGCTTACCTTTCAATTCAAAGAAAAATCGGAGCATTAGAGAGTCGGCAAAATCAGGTGAGCGACCTATTCTTTTCTTTATTTCCTCTTTCTTTTCTAACGCTATTTTTCCATCATCTTGAAATGGAAGTCTATTTATCTGCTCTAATTCCTCAATTATTTGCTTTCTATACTTATCCTCTTGAATAAATATTTTAGAGTCTTTAACAGCTTCTGCAAAGTACCAGTAACATTGAGTTTTTAAATTTCTAAAGTTCTCCGTTTTACCGTGCATCTTTATTGGCTTCCCATTATTGTTAAATGGAGTTGCTCCTACTAAATTTCCTAACTTTGTTGATGCCCTTGTAAATGTCTGCAATCCATCAGCATCATATATCACATTTTTCAAAGGCACTCTATTCTCTATTCTTAACTCATTTATCTTCTTGCTCACCATCGTATCGTCAATCTTATCAATGGCAATTATCTTTAATGCTACAAATCCTGCCCAGATCACAATAACAAACTTATCCGAACCTGTATACGCAATATCACAAGTCATATACCTGTCTTGAGTAGGCTTTATAAACTCATTGGTGTACAATCCAAGAATATCTGAATACTCAAACATCGCATAAGGGTTATCATCAAACTCCCAATTACCATACACAAGCCTTTGAACCTCGTTATGGCTTAATATTTTCATTAAGTTAGGAACGTAATCAACTGGCAATGTCTTATTATCTGTTGGCAATGCTTGAATGAACTTCATGTGATTAGGAATAGTTCCATCAATTGTAGCCTTATAATAATCCTTGTACAAGTAATTCTTACTCGGATTACAAGTCTGCAATAACTTTGGAGTTAAATCATATTCTGTATTCTTCCATCTGCCAATAGATGCTTGTAAGTTATTCTTACACTCAATGTCAAACTCCCCAGCTTCTTCTATCCATCCACGAGTATTCTGCATACCTCCAAATCGCATATAGTTCGGGTCTGAAGGCAAATACTTCGCATCAATCAAAAATATCTTAGACTTATTATGAAACTTGAAATAGTTATCTTGACCATTGAAGCTATAATAATCCTCCGTTATTCCCCATCCACTTAAAACCTCTTGAATAGAAGGAATAGTAAACTTACGTAAATCTGCTAATGTCTTTCTCGCAATAAAATAATGCGTTTCAGGGTACATTAGTGCATCTGCACATATCAAAGAACAACCTATGAAAGTCTTTCCACTTCCTTTTGAACCTCCATAAACAATATCAATGGTAGTTTTATCAGTCCAAGCCTTTATAGCTTCTAATTGCTTTAAATTACCTCTAACATTTAATGATAGACTTTTATTCTGCAATTTTTTCTTCCTCTTGGTTAATAATCTGCATTCCTATAATCGGAACTACTTTCAATTTATCACCTCCTGAAGTAATATCCAGCTTCTCGCTGTACTTTTTAGGGTTCATTCTTCCCAATACCCATTTACGAGTATCAAGTTGCAACCTTGACCTATTTACAGCTACCATACTTTGTTGTCTGTTTCCATTAACATCATAGTAATAGTCTTTACTACCATCATCAGCAAGTTCCAACATATCATCAAAGATATTATCAGCTCTTATTTCAGTAGCTCTCTTATATAATTCTATTCTTTCGGGATTATCGTTTAACCAGCGGTAAAAAGTACTTCTATCAATCAGGGAAGATTCGTTATCTAATATGTTTTTAAGTGAACGCCCCAATTCTATTTCTTGGATTATATCCAAAAACACTTTATCTCTTTCCATAATTATATTTAATAATAATTGCTACAAAGTTACAAAATTAATTAATAGTATTATATATTATATATATTTTTTTTAATAATAATAATATTTTATAAAATAAAGGAAATAGACCCCCCCCCTATTTCTTGATACACTTTTTAGGGGGGGGGTATAAAAACGCACTTTTTTTTATTTTTTATTCAAAAACATCCTTTCTTGTTATTATTTTCCTACAAATTGAAAAGTTATAGAAAATATCAGAAAAATTTTTTAGCACCTTAGACTATTTACTGGGTTAAACGACAACAAACGGCTTTTTATTTATTTTTAATACTTGTAAGAAAATACTGCATTTAAAAAGTTATATTGTGTGGAAAAAATTTGTGGAGGGGGTCAGTCATATAATATATCTTTTCATTCCCCCCCCCTGTGGTCGTTTTTCTTGGTTTATTTGCTTTTTCGGGGTCAAAGATCTGGAATTTGCGATTTTTTCGGTGTGCTATGTGCTTTGTGTGTCGCTTCTGCGGTGTCACGCAAAAAAAAACCTCGCAAAGATAAAACTTTTAGAGGTTTTTTATATACGTTCCCGCGATTTTTGGGGCTGTCGTCTGCGGTGGATTTTTGTAAAATTGCCGTTTTACTGCATTAAATTACTTATAATATAGAAAAATATAAAAAATAATATTGCAAAAAAATAAGCAATAAACGGTTCAGGTTTTTTATTTTGCATAATGTAGGGATTTATTTAATTTCAAATGTTGCAATAGTTCGTATACATCCGCACAATTATTTAACTCGCAATAGTATTCTATTTCCATATCTGAATTGATATTCATTTCGTCAATATTATAATAACTGCAACATTCCGAAAATGTATCCCAATAACTTTCTTCCTCTGAAAATGTATCGATTTTATAATTATACTTTTTAACGGTGTTGTATATTTTCGTACTTCCGTACCATTTATAATCATTGTAGGCTTTATAACTATCGTTTGAAAACCAATTTTGTTTTGATTTATCCCAATGACCTTTTGACTCGTTTATAAGTGTGTGGTTTCCGTTATTGTCTAAAAATACCAATTTTGAGCCACTGCCAATATAGTTAGCAATAAATAAATTTGAGGTTTTGCAGTTAATAAAATCGTGTTTGAAGTCTTTTAGTATCTCGTTAAATTGGTATGTATCCGAGTGCTTTACGTTTCCGAGTCCCGATATAACCCCGTTATGTACGAATCCTAAATTATCATTTACATTAAAAGGGTGCAAATTTTCCTTGCCATTTATGCCACTTGTAGCAATTCTAAAATGCAAAACGATTTTACCCGTTTTTGTATTGTTTCTCAATTCGTTGTACTTCTGAAGTAATGCGTTAAATTTGTAGGTTTTAAAAGTGTTTAATTTTCCGTTTGCGTTCCATAAAAGCCCTGCACCCATTTCGTTGTTGTCAAAACTGTTTTTTATCGTTTCTTTGCTCAATTTTCCTTTAGTATTCAATATTGCTATGCACATAATTTCTAGTTTTTATTATCGTTTTTTCTTGTTTTTGTTAAATCAACGCCCTCAAATTTTAGGGTATTTTTCACTATTCTATCGTTTAAAATCTGCATTTTATCGGTATTATAAACTTCGCTTAAAAGTGTTTTAAACTTTGTTTTAATGTGCCAATATGCAGTTCTTACATCTGCCGTTGGGTGTTCCAACATTTTTTCAATTAATTTAGTTCTCCAAAGTAGGGTTTCCACGTTCGGGACTGCCGAAATTATGCGAAATTCAATTCTATTATTATGGATTTTTATTGCTTGGTATTTTTCGTTGTCGTTTTTTAGGTCTTTATTGCTTTTACCTTTACTGTAATTTTTATCAACTCTCCCGTAATATAAGGAGTAAAGGAGGGGAGTATAACCACAAACCAAATTAAAAACTTCTTCACCGTTGCAGTCTTTTTTTGACAAATTTATATGCCCTCCACAAGATGTTGAAAAACTAGCATTTATGTGATCTTTTAAAGTGTCGTTATTATTTATTAAGTCGAAAATCTTTTCGGTGTCAAGTTCAAAAGTAGGACTAATTAGTTCAAAACCTGACCCACTATTCAAACTGCTGTCCTCCTCTTTTCTCCAAAAATAGTCTGTTTCGCTTTCAAAATCGTCTATATTTATTGACTCTAAAATGTCCCTATCTTCTTTTTCTATTTCGTAACCGATTTTATAAAGTGAAATATTATCGAAAATCATTTCTTTATAACTTCCGTTATGGTATCCACGTGTATAATTTTTGCTTTCGCTTTCAGGATAACTAAAATATGCATCTTCGCTTTCGTGCCAATATGCATCGTTATCTGACCATTCTTCAATATCTTGCAAGTAGTGAAAACCATTGTATTCTAGTGCTTCTTCATCGTAATATTTACCATTTATACAAACTAGATAAAGTCTATCAATTGCCAAATTTGAGTAATATTGAGTATTTTTATAAATTTCTACTTCTCTCACATCTTCGGAATAAAAATACTCTTCGTAATATTCGCAAAAAATTGCATCTTCGGCTTCTGCAATATCCCCGTTATGCAAAATAACGTAATAATCTATACTGTAATATAGTCCGTTATGCTCGAAAACGTCTTCGTTTCTGAATTGGTGTTTTGTGCAAAAATCTTTGTTTATAGATTTTATTGCGTTTCTTAAAATTTGAGTTTCCATAATTTTAGTTTATTAAATTGATTAAAAAATTGATTATTAAATAGTATGCAAATATTTGAATTGTCAATATTTGTAGTTTTTGTTTTGATAGGTAGTTTTTCATTTTATTAAGGTTTTAAGTTTCCCGCAAAATTGCTTCGTTAACTTGAATACAAAGATATTTATTTATTTGATTAAAAAACTACTTTTATAAACTTTAACACAAATGGGTATAATAATGCAACAAAACTGGTCTTTTATTGATAATTCTGCAATCAATTTGTTAAAATCATGAAGATGTGCAATTTGTAGGAAAATCGTACCTCTGCGAAGCCCCGTATTTACATGGTTTTTGCGATTAAGGCAATATATAGAAGTTTTGATAGTAGAGTATATTTTGAAAAAAACAATTCTTTAAATGTACCTTAAAATCGTTTTTCTACAAATTTCCTACAAAATTGACTAATTATTAGTCTACCAATTTAGTAGGGTATTAATTCCAGATCCTTGATTTTATTTTTTTAACAATTTGTTATATTTGTAACAATGTTATATTTGTAACAATTTGTTATTTATTAGTCTACTAATTTAATAGGGTATTAAAATCATTACTTTGTTATACCTACTACTGTTTTTTACCTACTAATTTGCTTTGCCCAGATCTGGCTTTTAGATCTCTACTTGGTATGGTCGGTAGTTGAAAATTAGAAATTAGAAATTAGAAATTAGAAATTAGAAATTAGAAATTAGAAATTAGAAATTAGAAATTAGAAATTAGAAATTAGAAATCCCAGTAAAATCGAGCCAAATGTTAAATTTTTCTTAATATTTTAATAAACATAGTTCGTAATTCAAATAACAATTGTACGTTTGTACTCGAAGTTAAGGAAGCAAATTTGTGACAAACTTTAATACTTATAAAAATGAACACAACAGAAATTCACGAAAAATTAAGAGAGGTTTTAATTAGTTATAATTGCGAAGAATACGGAGATTGTATAATTGACGAAATATGTGATTTATTAAATTTTCCAAATACTAATAATCATTTAATTCACTAAGATAGAAATACACTAATGAATTCCGAAAGTGGAATTTTATATGATAAGATAACTTTAAAAATTGTTGGTCAACATAATACATAGAAAAATGAAAACATATTACGCAAGGTCAGAAAAAGAACATTACACGTTCAGAGCCAAAAATATATCAGATGCAAGAATTTGGATTGAAAACCATTTAGATTGCTCTCAAGAATGGACAGTTGGAGAAGTATTAAATCCTACAAATAATTATTTTTTATAATGGAGGAATTAGAAAATGATCTGGAGTTGATAACAAAAAATAATCAGTCTATTTTAGATATGGACACTATTGATTATGATTTTGTAAACAAAGCAAGAAAGAAAATGTACGATACTGCTTTAGCTTATTTAATACTTAAAAATAAAACAATATTAATAGGCAGGTTATCTTGGAAGAATATCGAGAAAAAAGAAATTATAGGAATAGTAGAACGTAGTTTAGTTCAATTAAGATTTGATTTAAAATCAGAAGTGGACATTAAACTATTGAAATTCATAAACCCCGATTAACAAAAAGGAATCTATATAAAAGATATATCGATGGCGGTGTATATGCGTGAGTCAAAGTTAGGAGTTAATCAATGGGGATAATATTCATAAGCCTAACAAATATACATATTCTTGACTGCTGGGAGAGTTCAGTTTATAAAGTGTCTGCATCTTAATCGATGTGGACATTTTTATTTACATTTACATTCAACTACACTATATGAATTATTTGTGGTTGATGATGTTGTTCCACTAAGAGTATTTGCATACAATCCTAATTCTTCATCAGACTTCATTATATCAATTATATTTTCTTTTTGTGTGTCTTTTATTACACGCTCTAAATATAATAATCCATCCATCAATTCTTCTCGGAAGTGAATCATCCATTCTAAGGTACTCAAATCTTTTCTATCCATCGTAGTACCATATTTAGCAATTCCTACTTCAGAACGCTCTTTAAATCGATTTACAACGCTTTCTACAATCGTATCTTTAATTACTTCTTCTCTATATGGTTTTGCTTCAGTTCCAAAGAATACCATTCCAGTGTGACTTATACTCATATTTCTTCTAATAGTTTAATTTCTCCATTTTTATCTGAACCACATATCTTTCCATTGTTGATATATATGGGATTTGATTTAACAAACATTTCTTTGGACATATTAAGAAAAGAATATTTCTTATGCTTACATTTTAATAATAATAAATCCAAATAGAAGTCAGTGTCCATTGTGATTACGCTATCGGTTTCATATTCATTTCCATAAACATCGTAATGCAATATGTGTCCATTGATATATACTAATCCTTCTTCTTCTTTAAATGGTTTTGTTTTTAAATAAAAGTAAACAATCATAATAATATATTAGTTGCTACAAAGATACTAAATTAATTAATACAATAATACTCTTTTTATATATATATTAATTAATTAGTTTTTTTTATAAAAATATGGGAAATAGACCCCCCCCCCTATTTTGGTATTTCGTTTAGGGGGGGGGTATAAAAACGCACTTTTTTTTTATAAAAATTGAAATATGGCACTTTTCAATACTTTTTTCCTACAAAACAGCACTTTTGTGTTAAAGTTATCTAAATTATTTTGTGGATTAATATAACTTATATAGATTTGTACTCGAAGTTAAGGAAGCAAATTTGTGGCAAACTTTAAATATATGCTTATGCAAACGGCACTTGAAAAATTATTGGAGTATGTAAGTAACTCTTACAATGACGAAGTACTTGATGGTCTTATCGAAGATATTAATGGTATTTGTGGTACAATTGAAAGGATTAACAGAAGGATTAATGTTATTGAACAAGAACGAACTACTTTTGGAAACATTAGTAATGATCTGGAGATTGAATTAGCAAGATTAAAGATAAGATTAATAGAAGAAATAACTATATTATAATGGAAGAAGTAATCCTACAACAAATAGAATCATTGGAGTTAATAATGAAACACCAACAAAGAAGATTGGACATTGCTACAAATCATTTAAAAGAATTAGCTAAAATTGAAGCAAATTTTATTACCTTTGGTTCGTTATCAGATGAGCAGCAGTTAGATAAACAATTAATATTAGCACAATATTTATAATGAAAGAAATAAAAAGATTTGACAAATGGATGAGAAAAACAGTACAATCCATTCACTACCACGACAACGAACAAATGTGTAACGCTTACGAAAGAATTAAGAAATGAAAGAAGGATATACAATAAATAATTATGGGAATGGAACTTATGTTCTTGTAAATAATTACAAAGGATTAAATGAGATTGTAAATTTTATATATACAGACCCATTATACCAAGTGAATCGAAGTGTTAACTCCATTGGATTATGGAAACCAAAAACAAAAAAAAATGAGCAATAGACATCAAGCAATCGAACAATTAGAAACTATTAATAATAGACCATACGAGCAAAGAAGTGACGAATGGTTCAAAGATAGATATGGTAAATTTACCGCATCAGAAATTCACAAACTTTTAGGAGTTCGTGGATTAGGAGAAACTGGAAAAACTTATGCGATTGAGAAAGCAATCGAGCAGTTATACGGTCAAGTCGAAGATAGTTATCGTGGTGCTGATATGCAACGTGGAGTTGAATTAGAGCCATTAGCATTTGCTAAATTCCAAGAGATGCACCCTGAAGCAACTGAATCATTTATGTTTCCTTATGGACAACACGCAGGAGCGTCACCCGATGGCGTTGTAGGAAAAGATGCGATACTTGAAATTAAGTGTCCAAGAGCGACTAAGTTCTTTAAGATTGTAGCTGACGAGAATATTGATAAGGAATACTATGCTCAGATGCAGATGCAAATGTTATGTAGTAATTCTGACAAGGCATATTTCTTTAACTACTGCATCATTGATGGCGAGGAATTTCATCACACAATTGAAGTAAAAAGAGATGAGGAAATGATTAGTCTTATTAAAGAAAGACTTGAAGAAGCGATAGCTATCAAAGAAGCGTATATTGAGAAGATAAATAGCAAATTGCAGAAATGATAACTATAAAAGAAATTAGTAAAAAGCGTGACATTCCTATTGAAATTTTATATAGAAGATTAAAAAGATATAATATAGAATCAAAAAAGAAAGTTGGTAATACGCACTACTACAATAATAAAATTGAAGTGTTAATAGGACATAAACCAACAAGATTTTTTCCTACTGAATCAAGAAAGTTAAAAATAATAGAATATCATTTAATGTTTCCTAATCAGAATAAAAAAACAACAGCTGATGAATTGGGAATTAGTTACGAATATTTTATTAAAGTATTAAAACACTGGAAAGACAACGATAATTGTATAACAATAAAAAGTAGATTATAATGAAACAACAAATTTTTATAGACGACATACACGAGTATGATTATGAATTAACTAAAGATAATTTTCATACATTATATTACAAAAATGGAGATATTGCTCTAAAAGTTTTTGAAGATAGAAAAAGAATACAGTTTAACATTATGAATGTATTAGGTTACGAGCAATCAAAAGAATTATCTATACTTTTAAAAATTATTACAAATCTTGGTAAATGCGAAATAAAATGAAACAACAAATTTTTATAGACGACATACACGAGTATGATTACGAGGAATTGACTCAAGGAGATGTGATATATCACAATCTTTATTTCAGCAACGCAGAGCAATGGAATGACCATATAAAAGGCAAGATTGCAATGGTAATTAAAGACACTGGAAACGGATTAGAAGGAGATGAATCAGGTAAAATTGATTACCACGAAGCCGAGCAATTATTTATACTTCTGAAACTAATCAACCCTATACAGAAATACGAAATAGGAACTAAAAAATTATTATAGTGAGCGATATAACAAAATGCAAAGGCACTAATTGCGACAAGCGAGAGTTTTGTTACCGATACACCGCAATGGAAAGTAAGTATCATCAATCTTGGTTTGTTGATTCACCTATAAAAAATGATGGAACTTGTGATGAGTATTGGGAAATGAAATGTCCGTATTGCGGTCAATATAATGGTATTCACAAACTTAGTTGCAAAACTGGAAAAATAACCGTACATTTGTAAGATGACAAGGCAAGACTACATCCGATTAAAGCAGACTAACCCAACCGAACTAATATATATGTATTATAAGGAAAAGTTTGATGGTTATAAACATAAACCTGAATTAAGTAGAAACGAATTAATGATGTACGTTCAGATGTACAACGATGTAAATTCAATACTTAATTACGTTGTACAGGAATATGATAGAAAATTTGATATAGTCTTGCTTATGAATACTAATGGACAATACATAAAATCATTATGAGAAACCACGAGATAAGTAAAGTCTTGCGAGATGCTGGAATAAAAGAACATCGTCTTTGGGATAAGCCAAGACCAAAATGGGATGATTATGATTTCATAGTCTTAGAATGTATCAAGCGTGGATTACCAATTCCAAATAAGAAAAGTGAAGTTTCTATTATTAGGAAAATAAAAAGATTAAAAGATGGCAAAGTATATGATTCAGTAAAATTAGCTTCTGAAGATAATGGAATAGGATTAAATCTAATATACGATAATTGCAACGGAATAAAAGAACAACAAAAATTTATATATATATATGAAAAGAAAGTACAGTCATTGGCAGAGAGTTTTAAGAATTATGGAATTTTACCACAAGAGGGGCGTGAATAAAGAAAGAGTAAACGAAGTTTATAGGAAAATTAACTTAATAAGATTAGAAAAATGATAACAATAATAGCATTAATAATTGCAGCAGTTTGGTTCTTAATGGAATTAATTTACCATTATCAAGGAGAAATAACAATAGTTCCAATCAAGGGTATAATGCTCGGAGCGTTATATAATAGTGAGGAAATTGAAGAAGAAGATACCGAACATATCATCCAAATACTTTTTTTTATATTTTCTTTCAATTTTATTTGGATAACTGAGAATTAAGTATTACATTTGTCAAATGAAAGAAGTATTAATAACTCAGGAAATAGAAAGAAGAAAAGATGGCACTAAAATAGTTCGCAACTTTTTCTTTAATAATGATAAAACTAATTGGCTTGTTAAAGCACAGTCTTACTTTACAAAAGACGAAAAAAAACAAGCAAAGTTAAATTATAAAAATCAATAAAGATGTTATGGGGGAGCATCATAATTTCCCCTACTAAATTTTATATGCTATGAGCAATAGAATAAATGTGTTTTCAGGAGGTAGTAAAAATCCAGCTACCAAATTTTTAGAGTGGAAATCTGACCAAAAGGGATTTTCTTATTACGACAAAGGATTAGCAAAAAATGTTGAAGTACCGCTTCCATTTAAGTTTGTTTTCCTTGATGAATTATCAACTGTAAAAGGTTGGAATGATGCAAGTTCTTCAGGTATTTTCTCGAATGAGGTTAAGTATCTTTCTAAAGAGCCAATGACTGTTAAAGCATTTAAAGGCGGAGAGATT